GTACGCTGTGGACCGAGAGACTGGGCATCGAATGATTCTCGATGCTTACAACATGATTGACCCAACCCCCCAAAAGATTCGTAGCCTCATTGAAGAATGGGTTGATACCTATCGTCCTACAGAATTACGCATCGAAATCAATGCGTACCAGAAAGCGTTCTCTCTTGATGAAAACTTACGACAATGGCTTGCTAGCCGAGGAACAAGACTTGCCGAACAATTTACTGGTAAAAATAAATGGGACGTATCATTCGGTGTCGCATCCATCTCCAACCTCATGGGAACCGTTAGAGACGGAAAGTTCCAAGACGACAACCTGCTTGAACTGCCAGACAACATTAATGAACACACCAAAGCCTTAGTTAACCAGTTAATCACATGGTCGGCTGATACCAAGGGTAAGACTGACCTTGTTATGGCTTTATGGTTCTGTGAAATTCGCGCCCAAGAAATGGTACGCTCGGGAATGCATGTACGACACCATCTAGACAATAGGTTTATTTCAATGAGACAAATGAACCAAAGAAATATAATCAATCTAGACGACCTTGCTGCACAGCAAGAAGTCGTATTTATATAAGGATTTAAATGCTATCTATTACACAAGTGAACGATAAGGTTGTTTATCTTAAACAGCGTTATGCCGAGCGCGATAATAGAATGCAAGATATTCTTGCTGTTCGCAAAGGTAACATCGATTCTGTAGACCCAGGAATGTTTCCTGAGGGTGCCAACAAGTCAATGATTGCTAACTTTATTGATATTGCTGCCCGCGATATTTCTGAAGTCCTGGCCCCTCTACCTTCCTTTAACTGTGCTGTGTCGAATATGAACAACGACAAAGCAAAGAAAAAGGCAGACAAGAAAACTATTATTGCTAACCACTATGTGGAATCTAGCAAACTACAAAGCCAGATGTACTACGGTGCAGACTGGTATCTTTCATACGGCTTCCTACCTATATTTGTCGAAGCCGACCTTGAAACCATGTTACCTCGTATTCGCGTGGAAAACCCACTAGGTGCTTACCCAGAATTTGACCGCCACGGACGAATCGTTTCTTTCACTAAGCGATACATGAAGACCATGCGTGAACTCTGCCTAGAGTTCCCTGAGTATGAGTCACAAATTATCGGTAAGGGTGGGCGTGATTCAGTTGACCTTAATGGTCAAATGGAACTCATTCGCTATGAGGATAAAGACCAGATTATGTTGTTCCTACCAGAACGCATGCTCCCCTTAAAACGTATGGATAATCCAATCGGTGAGATGATGGTGTGCGTAGCACGTCGTCCAGGAATCGACCCAGATGACCCACGCGGTCAGTTTGATGACGTTATCTACCCACAACTTGCACGTGGTCGCTTTGCATGGCTAGCAATGGATGCTGCTGAAAAATCAGTTAATGCTCCATTCGTTGTACCGAACGATGTACAAGAGTTTGCTTTCGGACCAGACGCAATCCTTCGCACGAGCAACCCACAAGGTATTCGCCGTGTAGGATTGGAACTGCCATCAGGTGCTTTCCAAGAACAGCAGATACTTGAGCAAGAACTTCGCATGGGTGCTCGTTACCCAGAGGGACGTTCTGGCACATTAGATGCTAGTATTATTACAGGTTCTGGAGTGCAAGCACTACTGGGTGGCTTTGATACTCAAGTCAAGGCTGCACAGGAAGTGTTCCAAGAACTATTCCAAGATGTTATTGGTTTATGCTTTAAGGTAGACGAACGCCTATTTGGCGGATTAAAGAAAATTACAGGTACTCAGGCTGGAGCCTCGTACGAACTTGAATACGAAGCCTTTAAAGATATCTCTGGCGACTACTCAATTCAGGCTCGATACGGTCTTATGGCTGGACTTGACCCTAACCGCGCACTTATCTTTGCGCTACAGGCACTACAAGCAGACCTAGTATCACATGACTTTGTAATGCGCGAACTTCCTTGGACAATGAACGTGTCTCAGGAACAAGAACGTATTGATGTGGAAAAGATGCGAGCAGCACTATCTGGTTCATTCCAAGCACTTGCTCAAGCCATTCCACAAATGGCTACTTCAGGACAAGACCCATCGAGCATTGTAAACAAGATGGCTCAAGTAATTGACATGCGCCGTAAGGGTGTCATGATTGAACAAGCCGTAATGGATGCGTTCCAACCTGAACCAGCACCAGTAGCACCTGCTGGACCTAGCATGAGTCCAGAACAATTACTTGCACAAATGGGTGGGGGTCAAGACCCAATGGCTGCTATGGCTGCTCCACCTGAAGCGGAAGCGGCTATGGCAACTGCTCCTCCAGAAGCACAAGGACCACCAGCAGATGGCGGTGCTCCACCAGATATTGCTTCTATTCTTGCGCAGATGGGCGGATAATAAAATGGCTAAAAAACCATTAAACCCAAAAGGTGTTCAAAATTTTATAACTGCAAGTCGTAGGACAAAATTGCAAGCAGACCTTGCCAAGCAAATGAAGCAGGATAGAAATCTTGCTAAGGCTGTAAAAAGCAAAAAAGAAGCCAACAGAAAAGCAATACAAAAGAAGGCTGCAATTAGCAAGCAAAAGGCAAGTCCAGGCGGCGGCGTAATTCACGGCGTACAATTCGGAAAGACAAAGCCAAAAGGTAAATAACATGACAACGATTGTAGGGGTAGAGCACCGTAAGGGTTTTACACTTGCAGCCGATAGTCAAACTACTGAAGGCGAACGAGCCTATATCAGCAAAGACATAAAGAAGATTACCGAAATTGGTGATTATGTTATTGCTGGAGCAGGCGTAAGTAGATTTTGTGATATCATAACATACGGCTGGGAACCACCAGTCTATGATGGAACTGACCTGTATAAGTTTATGGTAAATAAGTTTATACCCTCTATGCGCAAGACGCATGAGGAAACAGGGTACACCCTGAAAGATGACGAAGGCGCAGTCTTTATCGTAGGATTAAACAATAAGTTATTCTATGTTTGTGAAGACTATTCTGTACTTCGTACAAATACTAAAACATACGGTATTGGAACTGGAGCCAACTGGGCTGTCGGTGCACTCCTTGCTGGAGCAACAATACCACAGGCAATGAAGATTGCTATTAAACTTGATATTAATTCTGGAGGACCAATCCAGGTAGTGAAGCGAGGAGAGTAACATGCCAAGAGGCGGATACCAAAAACCATCTAATGAAAAACGTGCTGCTGTTTCAAACCCTCGCTCTGGAAAAAGGACTGATGGTATGGCTGGAACTAGACAAGCAATGCGCGAAATACCTGCAAATGGTCAGTACGGTGCACGTAAAGAATTTGCTGATTCAACAGCAGGTGCTCCTGCAGGTCTAGCAGGCAACTCAACGCCCACCCCTCCTATTCGTCCTGCAATGCCACCTATCACACCAATAAATGCTGAGACTCAATTTCCTGACCGACCAGTAACTTATGGTTACTCTGTTGGTCCAGGTTATACACCTGAGCCAGTTATGCAGGACCGCTTTGCAAAAATTAATCAATACAAAGATTCTTTTGACTCACTTGCAGCAGATGCACCAGAAGGATTCCAGTTATTCTGGAATGCAGTTAAGTCACAAGCAGGGAGCAAATAATGAGTTTAGTGAATCACATTTCTGCATTCACTAATGCTCTTGGAGCCGAAAATCCTGAAATTGTTTTTAGTTTCGCGTCAATGGACTGGAAGACAGACCAAGACCGAAACGACTTCATAGAAGAATTACTTTCTATGAATGACAACAAGAAGGTTGGCTCTTAACATGGCGAATCCTATTGAAAACTTTATTGATGACCCAAATAATTTATTTGAACGCACTAAAGATGCTGTAGGCGACGCTTTTGGCGGTGCCATGGAAACTGATGCTGGTCAGAAGGCTTTAGAACTAGCCGCTGGACCACTTGAGGGTATTGCTAAACTTGCTGCTCCGTATCGTGAAGGTGTTGCCCCTGCTCTTAGTGCTGTGCTACTTGAACTAAACGGTAACTACCGCGCTCAGAATAGAGACTTAAGTATTGCTGAAGGTCTACGCAAGGGCTTTGAACTAGCAAAGACACCTGTTGAAGGTGAAGAAGAATGGCGACGTTCTGTATCTCCTGGTCGTGCACTCGTAGGACTAATTGGTTACATCGATGGTACAGGCATACACGGCACAGATAAGATTAACTGGGACGATTCTAAGCAAGTTAATGATTACTTTAGCAGTGGAAGCGCACAGTTTTGGTCAGGTTTTGCTGATTTAGGCTTCAACCTTGCAGACCCAGTAGCAATTCTTGGTGGTAAGGCTGCTAAACTTGTAAAGCGTAGCCAGATTACTCGTGAAGTTGGCTCAAAGTACGGTAAAATAGAAAATCTTGTACAAGAAGTAGATGCTGTAGTAGCAAATCCTCAAGCAGATACAGCAGCAGCACAAATATTTAAACTTGTTGAAAAAGACCCTGATGATATTAAGTCAATTCAGGCTTACGGTTTCGTAGCAGCCTCTGCTGACCCACAACGTCTAGCCTTAACCCTATCAAACGGTTACAAGGGTAACGGTTATCAGGGTGTTGCAGATGTTATTAAGGCTTCTCTTGGTCATAAACAAACATTAGATAGACTTGCCATTGACAATGCGTCACTTCACGAGCAAATTTTAACAAATAGTGGAACTACGCAAGCAATTCGAGATGAACTTAATGCACTTAATAAAACTACTCGCAACACCAAAGAATTAACACCAGAGCAAATTGCAACCAACGAGGCTAATCAAAAACAACTACTTGAGGCTATTGCTAAGGGCGAAGAAGAAGGTGCTGCACTTGCAGCCAAAAAAGAAGTTACTCAAGTTTTTCAAGAACAACAAATGGGTATCTCATCAACATGGTCAAAGTATACTGCTATTGAACGTGTTCGTGCTGCCTCTGCTACTATTTCAACTAATGGACTATTTCCAGAACTTGATGGTACAACAAAGTTTCATTCTGCCAAAGCGGTTGCTAAAAGTCTAGGAAAACCAACTCCTTACGTTCGTAGCGTAATGTGGATTAGTCCTAATCAAGGATTAAAGGAACTTCCTGCTGGAATTGCATTCCTTGGTGGTGCTCCCGGCAAGCGTTCATATCTTGAAGCAGATGCTAGAATTCGCAACATTGGAAGACTTGCCAACTTGTCTAGTGATGAAATGAAGGGCTTTGCCAATCAGTATCGCTTATTGACAAATGAATCAGAGCGTTTTAATTTCTTTGAAAATTTTGAAGAGTTTAGTATTCAAAAACTTTTGGAAAAGCACTATGGTGAAACCCTAAAGGGAATGAATGCAACTCAACGTGAGGCTGCGCAGGTTCTTGCGCGCGAACTTGTTGATTCAACTCGTCGAGCAAAGTCACGTCAACTTCAAAGCATACTGTCAAAAAACTACACTATAACCGACAAGGGAACTACTCAAACCCTAGCGTACATAGATGATGTTGTTAAAAGACTTGCATCTGAACGTGCTGCTAAAGAAGGAAGAGATTCATTTAACGATAATGATATCCTAGCAGTTCGTAATTCAATGGCACAGAATCCAGCAACTTCTACACAGATTCCAAATATTCACTTTACTGTAGACATGCGATTCTTTGACCAGATTATGAGCGAGAATCCTCAGCACATTAAAAATGTTTTAAATGGTATTCTTGAAGATGGACTAAACGCCAAGCAAGTCAGAGAAATCATGGAAAGAGCAGAGCAATCTGCTATCGATGGTGGAAGTGGCATGCACTCTACATTTGGTGATATTGTAAAGCCAATGGCTCGTACTGGAAAAGATGTCGCAGTCGATGGAATGGATTCATTCTATTCTTATGTATGGAAGCCATTTACTCTTTTAAGTTTTAAGTACACTACGCGTAACATTGCCGAAGGTTGGCTTCGTGTTGTAGCGTCCATGGTTGACATGAACTCATATTATGGCTACGGTTGGACCGACATGATTCGTGGTCTTAAAGACCCAGGTTCAGTATCTAGATATGCAAACAACAGGTCTTACCGAAAGCAAAGTAAAGAATCTCTCAAAGACTTTAGAGAAAAAAGTAAAGATGTTGGATTTGAACAAAGTGACCTTAAGCGTCAAATAGTTCCAAGTGCTAGCGGTTATAAGGCTGCAGCAAGTGTTCGTGGAATGATTCTTGATGCTGAAAAGAAGGAACGCTTTAAGTCATCAGATGGCATGGCTCTTTCAATTGACTATCTAAAAAAACAAATTAAATATGTTTCAAAGCACAAGAGTTCTGGTATTCCAGAAGCCGATGATGCCGTAAAAGCAATGAATGGAATTATCAAAGAACTTTCACTTGATACTGTTAAACTTACAGATAGTGATGGAAAAGAGTTTATTAGACTTCTTATTGAAGGCGAATACAACGCTGCACATTCTTTTGCAAATTCCAGTAATAGTGAAAAACTTATTGCATCAGTTTCAGAGTACCGTGACAATATCGACATGGCTCTTGCTGAAATCAATAAGCATAGTGCCGGTGGTGCAAGTACTGTAGAATTTGCTTTAGAAAATGCTAAGTTTGCATTAGAGCGTTTGTCCTTGCATACAGATAAAACAATTTCATTGCTAGTTAAGCGTGGAGAACTAAGAGACGAACTTCAGGTAATTGCTTCAAAGACAAGTCCTGGTGGAAATCTTCGTAAATCATTTAGTGGAAAAGACCAAGTAGAAATTTACCCTGGTGTATACATTGACCAGTCTCTGGCTAATGCTGAAAATGATTTGCTACGCGATGCTACAAGTTCTAAGTCTTCGTCTACTAGACTTCTTGCTGATGACCGCCGTGTTACTGGTTTTTCAATTATGGCTCGTGGATTTAAGCGTAAGCCTGTTATGCCAACTGATGCTTTCTGGGCACAGTCACATGCGGACTATGTTAACAACGTAATGATGCTTGACCCCGTAATGAGTCGCCTCATTCAAGGTCGTGCTAATGGTTTATCTGACAAGAAGATTCTTGAAGATGTTAAAAAATGGGTACACAGTAATGATACCGAGGCAATTGTATATCGTAAAGATGTAAGTCAAAACCTTACTAGTCACTCAAAGGCAATGGGAACTTCTTACAGTCTTGATGATACTGTTGATTCAAACTTTATTCAAGTACTTCAGTATCTTCCAGAGCACAGCGTTAATCAACCTGGAAAAGTATATCCTGATTTAGCGCAAAAGGCTATTAACGGTCTAACTCCTGAAGATTCAGCAAAAATTATGTTTGAAGACCGCATTGAGGTAATGGCTGCTCGTGAGAGCCATGATATATCATTTAATAATATTTACAAAAATGCTGTTGCATCCGTATTTAAATTTATTGGTACACTTCCAGAAGACCACCTTGTTCGTCATCCATTCTTTAATATGGTCCACGATAACGAGGCTCGTCGTCTTGCAAATATTACTGCACAACAAGGTCGTGCTGCTGGACTTAACGAAGAAGAAGTAGCAAAGTATGTAGCAGAGAATGCAAAGCAAATTAAAGTTACTGCTACTGACCGAGCGTACAAGGAACTAATGCAGCGTCTCTACTCTGTAGAACGCTACACAGACCCAGGTAAGTTCATGCGCTTTGTTACACCATTCTACATGGCTCATCAGAACTCCAGTCGTTTCTGGTTAGGAACATCATTACGTAATCCTGAAATAGCATACATGCTTGCCAAGGCTTACAACGCTCCTTTCCGCGCTGGATATGTCTACGACCAAAATGGTGAGATTGTTGAGTCTGGTAATCCTTGGAGTACTGATTCACAAAAAGAAAATATTGAACTTACCGCTCCAGAGTGGATTAGAAGACTTACAGGAAAAGATACTTGGACAGCAAGTCCAAATGGTTTAGATGTAATTTTTCAAGGTCAACTTCCTATTATTCCAACACTTGGTGGACCTGGTGGTGAAATTGTTGCTACTGAGGCAATTAAACTTGCTGCTAAAAATACCAACACAGATACTTTCTTACAGAACAATCTTGGAATGACCATTGATGAATTTAGTGGAAAATACATTCTACCATTTTATCAAAAGGGATATGGCAAGAGTGTCGCTGGAAACATCTACTCTTCGGCAATTCCTTTTAACTCTGCTACAACCTCAGCACTTGCTGTTGGTGTAGGTTTTGGTTTACCACTTAACGGTATTGCCCAGCAATTTATTCCTGATGTAAAGAGTCGTTGGATTTCAAGATACAACGCTGCACGTGACCAAGTTGCTACTCAGATGCTTATGGACAATGAGCCACTAGTGGATACTGTTGTAGAGTCTAGGGCAAGAGACATTGCTCGCAAGGCTTTAATGCTTGAAGCAGCGTCATCATTCTTTGGTCCGGTTGTTGCATTTAAGGGTGACGATGCTAAAGTTCGTGAACTTAATGCTCGCTTAAAGAAGTTACAAGATGCTAATGGCTATGCTGAAGGCTCTTTAATACTTGCTCAACAACTTGAGAATGAAGGACAGACATTTGGTAAATCAATTACCTCAACTCTGCAGTCATCAAGTGTTGACAACCGATTTGGTCTAGTTAGTACCGTAGCAACTGTTCAGGGTGTCAGCGATAATATTGATTCCATGTCTAGGGCTGATATGTACTACAAAGACAATCCATTTATTGGTGAACTGTTTAATCAAATTGGTGGAGATAAAAAGTATAGTCCTATTGCTGATGATACCCTTTTTGGTATTACCATAAATGGAACTCCTCTAAAGTCTCGGAACATGTCTCCAGAAGATGCTGAACGTAGCGCACAGTACAATGCTGCTTGGTCAACTTACTTTGCTAATGTTGACTACATTGAGGCTGACGCAGAAAAGAATGGCATCAAGAAGGGTTCTTCCCAGTACAGGGCTTATTACACTCCTTGGAAGAACCGCCTTGCAGACTTTGTTGGAAAGCAGTTCCCACTTTGGGACACTCGTGAAAATAAAATTACTCTACAAAAGAGTGATGCATTTCTTGCAATTGCTACTCACTTTACTTCTGATGATAAATTCATGAGTACTGTAGGAAAAGACAATGACGCAATAAATGGTCTCATAATGTACCTTGAGGCTCGAGACACAATTGCTCAAGAGTTTCAGGCTAATCAACTTGCTACTGGATACACAACTCTAGATAGTCGGGCTAACGTAAAGTACGCCGATTGGCGTGACCGTACTGCCGAATACATTATTGCTCAACACCCAGGATTTAAACAAATGTATAATCGTTATCTATCGCAGGATGAACTAAATCCTATTGATTCACCACTACTGGAAGGTTCTAAGTAATGTCTGAAAATAGTGGTCCATTAGGTGGAGGCAATGCTGCCGATATAACTCGTGGTGGCTTAATGGATTTAGAAGTAAAGCCAACCTCCTCAACTAGGTCAAGTAGTTCAAGCGGTAGAAGCACGACTATTACTCCAAAAATTACTGCTTATGCTCAACTTGACTCTGAGTTCATGAAGTTATTTGGTTATCGTGCTAGTGCAGCACAGAAGGCTGCATACTACAAGGCTTTAAATAGTCAGGAAAAGCAGTTTGCTACTCGTTCAAGAGGTAGCGACTCAGGTGGAACTAGATATGATGCTGAAGGAAATTCAGTATCTTATGGAAGCGGTAGTGATTCCAGCACAAACTATGCATTTGACACAGGGCTATTCCTGCAAGAGTTTGTAGTTAACTATGCTTCTAATGAAGTCAAGGCTGGACGAGCCCTTGGTGGTATCGTCGGTCAGAACTATGCAACTGCTGCGCAGTATGCTGCTGACATGGGTATCTCAACTAATCCAGCCGCCCTGATTAAAGATACAATTAGTATTGCTACTGGAAAATCTGACATGGTATCTCTTCAAAATAGTTACCGTGATAGGGCTGCAATTAAATGGTCCGCTTATGCAGATTTAATTAAAAACAATCCAGGTAAGTCTTTGAGAGATTTAACCATAGACCAACTAGATACAGTTTCTGAAATGTTAGATATTAACGTAAATAACTTATCTTTCAGTGACCCTACTATAAATAAAATTCTTAGTGCTAGAAACAAAGATGGTAAAGGATATATTATGAACAACGCAGAGATTCAATCTTTTGTTCGTAAAAATGATTCTAGATTTCAGTATGGCAGAATGGCTCAAAAAGAAGCAGTAAATCTTGCAAATTCTTTTGCTAGTTCATTTGGGTTTGGTATATAATGGCTATACAAAGACAAAGTGGTGGTTCTAGTACTAAAACAAAACCTAGTGGTGGTCCAGGTTCCACAGTTGGTACTAAAGATGGAATTGTACCTAAAACTTCTAAAACATCTGCTGGCACTGGCACCGGTAGTGGTACTGGTAACGGTACTGGTGCTGGTGGAGGCAAAGGTACTGGTACTGGTACTGGTACTGGTGGTAAAGACGGTGGTAAAGGTGATACTGGCGGTGGTAAAGTAGACACTCCTACAACAAAAACTACTGATGTTAAACCAAGCAAGATTCCTGCCTATGAGATATTTAAACAACAGTTTAAAAAATATTTTGATAATATCGAGGCTGAAGCACCATGGTTAAGTGACCTATACAAGGCTTCTCAAAAATATTACGACATGGGTATCTCTGAGGCTGACATTCCAGATAGTCTTCTGACCGATGCTGATACCCCTCAATCCTTTAAGGATAGATTTAAAGGTATTGAATTATTAAAGAAACGTCAGGCTAGGGGAATTCCAGTAAAATACATTCCCAATGTTGCTCAATACACAACAATGGCTAAAGACATGAAAACAACTTTTCAAAAGTATAAATTAAATTCTCTTGGTACTTTAGATAATATTGCTGATATCATTGGAAATGATGTCGATGCAGTAGAATTAACTGCGCGCATGGATGACGCCTTTGCCGCTATTGATAATGCAGATGAGTTCTTAAAGAAAGAACTGCAGAAATACTATCCAGGCATAAGTCGTGAAGACATAGCACTAGCCCTATTGAAGGGTAAAGAAGGTTCTGTTGAACTAAAGAAGAAAGTTCAATCATCAAATATTAGTGCTCGCGCTACTGAGTTTGGTATTACTTCCGCTGTCAATGCAGGTAATTTGTATGAAAAAGGATATACTGCAGAAGATACCCGTAAAGGTTTTGCTGATAGTGCAGCAGAGCAAAAGGGCTTGCAGAATGCTGCAACAATGTTTGGTGATGTTGGTTCTGGTCTTCTTGCAGAACAACAGCAAGGAAATATTACAGGCGTTCAGACACAACGTGTCGAAGGTTTACGTTCAAAGGCTCGCAGCGAATTCCAGAAACAATCTGGAGTTGGCGCAAGTTCTTTGAAGCGTACAAGGTCAGGGCAAATTTAGTCCTGGGGGAGTTTCTAGAAAGCCCATTAGAAGAGCCACACGTGGACTCTAATGGTACGTGGGTGCAAATCCCACACTCTCCACTCGGATGGAACCGACCAGCCTCCATCTAGTATAAGACTGGTAGCAGAAACCAACTCACATACCCCTGTGTGAGAGTGTGCCTCTGCGACTACACAAATAGTAAGGGAGATAGTTACGATGAGTAACAACACGCAAGACTGGAATGACGACTTCGAAGACGATTTCGAGGACGATTTTGAAGAGCAACTAACACCGCCACGTCGCGGGTCAAGTGATGACATTGTTAAAAAGTTGCGTCGCTCAGACCGTTCAAAAGAAAAACGTATTAAGGAGTTGGAAAGTGAACTTGGGTCATTACGTAAAACCCAACGAGACTCTCTAGTTAAGTCAGTACTTGAACAGAAAGGCATCAGCCCTAAGATTGCTGCATTTATTCCGCAGGATTTGGAAATTTCCTCGGAAGCATTAGCATCTTGGATAGACGAATATGCTGATGTTTTTGGCGTAACCCCTGTGGAAACACAGGCACCTGCAGCAGACCTTGCA